GTGGCACTGACAGATACAGCATTACGACAAGCTAAGCCAAAAGACAAAGCGTACACGTTGCCCGACTCACTTGGGCTGAGCCTGTACGTAGCACCTACCGCGATTAAGAGCTGGCATTTCCGTTTCACCTGGCTAGGCAAACAGGTTCGTATTTCGTTGGGCACATACCCAGAAATCGGCTTGAAAGAAGCGAGGATGAGGCGTGATGAAGCGCGCGAAGAGGTAGCGCGTGGAATAGATCCCCGCGAATCAAGGAAAGAAAAGAAGGCACTGCTCATAAACGCTCAGGGACATACCCTTCGCCGCGTTTACGAGGAATGGCTGGCATTCCGGAAAGGAAGCTTGAAGCCAGGGTCACTACGCATTATCAGTAATTCAATGGAGCTTGACTGGCTTCCAGCCTTCGGTAATCGCCAGATGAACTCCATCACTCGCTCGGAAATTGTCGGCGTGATTCGCCGAATTGAAAAACGAGGATCCGTGACAACGGCCGTAAAGACTCGGCAGCGGCTGGGCCAGATATTCCGGTACGCAATTGCCACGGGTATCGTGGATACTAATCCGACCTTGGAAATGCATACCGTCACAGAGCGTATCACCCTCCAGCGCCATTTTCCGTTCCTGCCGTTTAGCGAGTTGCCGAAAACGATCTCCACTATTCTCAGCTGCTCTGCTGGTCAGCAGTACAAATCCGCCTTCATGATGATGGTCTACTGTACATCCCGCCCAGGAGAAGTGCGGCACGCCATGTGGAAGGAGATCAATTTCGACAATGCCACTTGGACGATTCCGGCCGGCAAAATGAAGATGCGCCGCGACCACGTCGTGCCGCTGCCCAAACAGGCGATTGAACTGCTGAAGACCATGCTGCCGCTGACCGGCCACCTTGAGTACATATTTGTGCACCGCAGCGATCCGACAAAGCCAGTCAGCACCAATTACGCCAACAACGTAATCGAGCTTTCTGGCTTGACCGGAATTCAGTCTCCGCACGGCTTCAGACATTTGTTCTCTACAGAGATGAACGGGCGTGGTTACAACCGCGACTGGATCGAACGGCAGCTAGCGCATTCCGATACGAGCATCATCCGAGACACCTACAACCATGCCACCTATATAGAGCAGCGGCGCGAGATGATGCAGGACTGGGCGGACTTAATCACCGCAGTGGTCTAATTATTCCTGCACCTGGAAAGAACAACCCAAATTCTCAATCAACGCTATCAGCTGTGGACGCTTCTTCTTGGTCAAAGTCATCGCGCAGCGCACCTGATGAATGTACATCACGACCTGCAAGGACTGCACGAAGTCGACGGACAGCGTCTGCCAACCATTCAGATTCCGGCATACCAATCTGGCGCAGAAGCGCGTTGGCCTTTTTCAAGACGGTGTCTGTCTCAAGCATTACATCGAGAGTACTTTTATCACAAAGGATGCCAGGCGGCATTATCAACGCTGCGAACGAGACAATCGCGTCCATGCTATCCATCTGCAATGTAAAGTATTCCTTAAGTTTCGAATCCCAGTAGCTACTGTTCACTAGACAAAAAATCATTTCTGTGTCGGGGAGTTTTCTCAGCGCAGTACCATCCGCAACAGCAGCGTGGTACTTGGGCAGCTCCTTATCACGCAGTGCTATCGTTTCGTCTTTTTCAAAAATGTAATCCCTTCCACGTTGATCACCGTGATTCGTCAGCCCATGAACGAAGAGATGTTTCCTTAATATCCAAGGGACAATCAAAAGATCTCCCCCTTCAATCAACACATTCACTATATGCCTTAAACGTTTGGATCCTTCAGAACCGTCTCGAGCAATTCGCCAGAGAATGGCGCATCCATCGTCCACAAAGCTCCGCTCGACCTCATCTCCTCTAATCCAATCATTTTCCCTGACAAGAGCACGGCTAAGCGCTAACCAGAAAATGCCATCACCCGCTTCCGGAAAGCTTGCTGAAAAATCTCCGACTCGATCTAACAGAGGACCAAGTCGATCGGTTTTTTTTAGACGTCTTAGTTCTGCTTCCAACTCATCTACGTTGGTGAGCGACCAAAGCACTTCGATCTCTCCTCTTGAGAAATCCCCAGGAGGGTTCCCGAGATAAAGCAGCCGGATAAGATTTCGACGCCAGGCAAGCCTATGGCCATTGAAAAACTCTGCAGATCCCTCGCGCCGTGCATTGAACCGGGTAAATAGCAGCTGCAAGATATCAAGATGGCTTACTGCAGAACTCCCGAGAATATCAGCCAGAGTGCGCTCTTTGTCGGTCCCCAGGGCTCGCTGGCGCTGACGAGCGAGCATTTCTTCACCGCTCGGATCATCTACGAGTTGGCCGATATTATCAGCAATACGCTCTCGGAGACTTGGAGCCTTGGTAACCAGCCAACTATACGCCAGCACGTCAAACGGACAGATCTCGCCACGTACAATTTCCTCCAGCACGGCAAACGCTCCAATCAGCCGTTTGATCTCCCGAGGTGTACGAATAACCCTAAGCAGATGATTGAGAATTTCAGTTTGGTAGGACTGGCTTTCTGCGGGCATTGTCACATCGTTATTACGCATAGCTTGAAGCAGCAGATCGCGGGCCTCGTCTATAAACAGAGGGCGAAGTGGGATGGGGAACTGGATGATTTTCTCAAGATAGTTTTCACCAGTTTTTTGCTTCTCTTCAGGCGTACTGCCCTTGCCCAATGCCTGAGCCACACGGCTGGGGTCGTAAGCTACAAGGTAAGAAATGCCCTTGATGTCCCCTACCGCTTTTACAAGCTGGGCAACTACGCGGACTTCCTCATCCTCGACACGATCTAGTTCGTCTATCAGCATCACAATAGCTATCTTGGCTTCTGCTAGCTTTGCCTCGAGATTCTTCCGCTCTTCGTTCGCCGACAGCCCCCTTGACTTGCTAAGGAAACGAACAACCTTTAGAACCCATTTTTTCCAGATCGCTGTCGCCGAGCCTGTTCCAACCACAAAGTCAATGACACCTGCGGTTGTAGCGCCCACAAATTCGATTGAGGCTTTGTACCGCGCCAAATGCACTAATAGCTTTCGAGCCTTTTCACTGGAACTGAAGCCAAGAGCCTCACGCAAAGCATTGAAATATGCTTCCACAACCTCATCTCGGCCTTTGAAGAGCCAAGGATTCAGAGTCGCTACAGCCACGTGTTCCATCTGCTTGAGATCATGTTCAAGCAGATTTAAAACACTAGACTTACCTAACCCCCACTCTCCCGTAAGACCTACCACGAATCCAGTCGCCCGTCGCGAGCTCACCTCACCTGTGATCGTGTCGTAGTCGGTGTGAACAAGCGTCTTGACTAGGCTGGATATGAACGGGGCTCGCCCCAACGCATCGAATTCAGGCGCAGTTATAGCGCGGTCTTGACGCTCGGTGTGGTTTAAATTTTCCGACATAAAATCAATTCTTCCTTGGGACCAGGTGCATTGGGACGCGAGCTTTGTGTGCCTTTTTGCAATCCGGAAAGCTAGCAAACTACTGACTAGGGCATCGATAAAGCTGATCGCTCAGTTTCGCCCAATCTCCCGACAACCCACAAACCAGCTGAACTGCTTCAACGGAGCAGGCATGCTCCACGAATCGTGCCAATGTCTGATCGCATGTGCTTCAGACCGGCAATTCTAAAGGGAAAACTTCTTTCCTGCAGGAAAAACTTATTACCGTCAGAGTTATAGAGATGGTGTTTTCGCCGGATGATGCTCGGGAGCGGATCGAGCCTGGGCTAACGGCTCAGAAAGCAGAGGACATAGCCAGGAAAGCATGCCGGCCGGTAAATGACTTTGAATGGTATCCGGTGGGAAAAGCTGTAGGGAGCGTAAAGAACCAAGGAGTAGATCTAATTAAGCCTTTCAGCAACTATGGCAGCCCCACTTCACTGGCATTCAATTTATAATTCGAGAGAATGAACACAGCACATACAAAAGCTCTCAGCTGTGTTCTATAAAACTGGGGACGTATCTAATTTTCCTTGCTTCGCTATCAATGGGTTTCTAGTACAAAAACTCATTGATAGCGACATAGGTAGCTAGACAGCTATTTAGAGCTGCCCATGGCTGCTGCTTGAACCGCCGCCTTCACATACTTTATGTGGAGGAACATTGGCGTGCTTCCGTGTTCATCAGGTTCATCAAGCTCTTGAAAACCCAATGCCTTATAGAAACCTACTGCGTTAGGAGCAGCGTCGAGAAAAATCCCCTTCACAGGAATCTCTCCATGCACCTTAAACACGCGCTGGAACGCCGTCATCAAGAGGGCTCGACCTATGCCAAGACCCTGATATTCTACGTCGACTCCCAACATAGCCAGTTTGATGACCTTCACCACCGGCATTATGTTACCTTCGGGGAGGAAGGTTTTCACACGAGCCTTGTCAAGCTCGGAAAAAGTCAGCGTGCAGAAACCTATCAGCTCCGCAGACTCTGAACACGCACCAATGCAGCTTACGTTTTCAGAGACGAGCGCACGCTTCAAGTTATCATGGTAATACTTGCTGATAACGGGAAGCCCGCAGTCGAAAGACTTACGGAAGCGATACTTATCAAGATTGACTAGTAGCGCGCTGTCAATCTTGTACTCTAGATTTACTTCGGTGTTCTCGTTGTCCATGTTGCCCTCTCATTAGTTTTAGTAGCTCTGGGGTTGGGGTTGCATCGGTATCTTCCTCGTTGAGGATTTCATGTAACCTAGAAAAAGCCTTCTCAGAAAGCTCAATTCTTCGGTGGTTTTCCATCACGACTTCAGCTTTTTCGAACGCTGAAGCCATTATGAAAGCTGTCATATCTAGACCTGAAACGGTTGCTGCTTTACGAATAAACTCTTTAGCGAAGTCAGTAGTTTTAATTTCCAAACGTGCAGTTTTACTGGGCTTCAACTTTTCGTCTAAAGTGGTCATATTTTCACCTTTTTGAACGTGTGCTACGATTTTTCCCTCAGGTTGTTTAAGACTTGTTCCAACAGCGCTTTAGCGCATCACATCGGCACGGGTTCGTCATAGCTGACATTGTCTTCCATCATATTTTAGGGTTGGGTTACCATTTTTTTGCTTCAGTTTTTTCACTTCTGTACGGATGATACCCGTACAGGGGAAGAAAGTCAAGCGCGTACGGGCATTAGCCGTACGCCTGCTACCACCCCCCCCTCTAGGGTAAAAGTCTCAAAAAAGCAGGCCAAGCTCCGATGGTTTCCAGTTAAGGACCACAAGCTCTCCAGTCACATCTGCAGATCCCTGTCGTTGGTTGCCAGTGGTGTACCGAACACCCAGCGTCTCAAAATGAAAACCCTCAAACACCCGCCGGATATCAGGGTGATCGTTGATGCTCACCATCACCTTGCCTTTGCACCGGCGCATGAACTCAGCCATCCCCTCGTAATTCTCAAACGGAAAATTCACACCATACCCAGCCGTCTGCCAGTACGGCGGGTCCATGTAATGAAATGTGTGAGGCCGGTCGTAGCGCTCGGCACACTCCAGCCAAGGCAGGTTCTCCACATACGTACCAGACAAACGCTGCCAAGCTGCAGACAGGTTTTCCTCGATCCGCAGCAGGTTGATGGCCGGGCCGGTCGTGGCAGTGCCAAACGTCTGCCCGCTCACTTTTCCTGCAAAGGCATGGTGCTGCAGGTAGAAGAACCGGGCGGCGCGCTGGATGTCGGTGAGGGTTTCGGGGCGGGTCATCTTCTGCCACTCAAATACCTGGCGCGAGCTCAGTGCCCATTTGAATTGGCGGACGAATTCTTCAAGGTGGTTTTGGACGACGCGATACAGCGTCACCAGGTCTCCATTGATGTCGTTCAAGACTTCAACGGGGGCTGCCTGGGGGCGCATGAAGTAGAGGGCCGCACCGCCTGCGAATACTTCGACGTAGCATTCGTGGGGTGGGAAAAGCGGGATGAGGCGGTCGGCCAGGCGGCGTTTGCCGCCCATCCAAGGGATGATGGGTGGGGACATAGAAAGCAAGACCTTTACTGTATATATGAACAGGTGCTAGGCTCGCTCCGCTTTGTGCACGAAGCGAGAGCCTTGGCTGGACTTGCAGGGGCAATCTGCGGGAACGGTGACCAGACGTGGTGTTGGCGCATCTCGGCTGGTCGCTCTTTTTCATTTACTGATGCAGCTCTTTCGGATCAGGGCAAAACCTTCAAGGCACGCTCGTAAAGCATTTGCCGATCTGCCTGGCCATTGGTGCCGCCATTGATGCGCTTCGTGATCGCCAAGAACTCGCCTTTATCTGCCAAGGTATTGAGTCCAGCTCGGTGCCAGAACCAACCTGCCGACATGGCTGCATGCTCTGGTCGCTCAAGGAGTTCGGGGTGCTTGAGCAGATCCACCCCTAATGCCTCTGCGCACGCGGCGTAGTTATCTCGCCCGGTGACCTGAATAAGCCCCCTGCCCCGATACAACTGACCATCATCATCGTCCTCTGGCGAGTTGCCCAAGCGTTCGGCCAGCCGTCCAGTATCGTACTTGTCGAGGTAGTCATCGCTGCCCAACTCGCGCACGTAGCGGAGCTGGCCGGACTCGTGCCCTACCTGCGCCAGAAACGCAGCCATGCGCAATTTGGTGACGATGGCGTACTTGCTCATTGCAACGTTTAGGACAGGAACAAAAACGCCAGCTCGGCAGCTGGCGTTGGGAAGGATCTGCAGCAATTGCTGCGTGGTTATTGGCATCGTACGTCTCCTGAAATTTACTTTTTTACTTCAATGGGTTGAGCTGGTGTAAATTTGCGTCGCACCTATAATTTGCAAAGCGGCAAACGCGATCTATATACCCCTTTCAACCTCTGGACTTGAACACCATGAACGATAGCAAGCTATGGATAACCTATGCATGGGCCAACAACCAAAATGGCGATTTCGATTACTTGGCACAAGAATTAGAGGCCGCTGGTATAAAAACACACTACGACAAAGTAGCTCTTACGACAGGCAGAAGACTGTGGGACCAAATCGCAGAAAAAATAAACAGCCCAGAAACGAAAGCATGGGCTTACTTAGTTACAGCAGAAAGCCTTGCGAGCGCGCCATGTCGGGAAGAATTGGCGTACGCTATCGATAGAGCTCTGCGAGAGAAAGGGGACGAATTCCCGTTGATAGGCATTCTACATGGCGTTCCTTTCAGCGAGGTACCGCCCGTGCTAAAAGTAAGACTTTGCGTCAATTTAGAATCGCCCGACTGGAAAGAAGAAATACGATCTGGGCTAACCGGAAAACCTCCTGAAAGAGCAAAGAAGGAAATTCCCCAGTATGTATGGAAGATGCATATAAGTGAAAGCCCGACGCAGGGGATCTTAGAGATACGCCCGAGATTCGGAAGCGTTTCTCCATGGGTGATTGCAATTCCGAAAGACGGCCCCCAACCGCTTCGTTGGGGCACAGGTCCTGCAGGTAGCCAGCACATAAGCTCAGTTCAATATGGAGTGAGAACAGGGGAGATTGACTGTGAGGGAGACATTTTGAATTTTTTCAGTAGTGAAAGCGCCGTCACACCATCAAATTCTGCCTATATGGTGTTTGATAGAATAGTCCCCGTATCGGTGCGTTTCGGCATATTCAAAGATACAGGCTACAAATTTGACTTTACACTGAGCCATCCAGGCTCGTTATAAAAATATTATATCGCACTAAATTCATTAACTTCCTTAGCTCAATCAGAGCTAAGGGAAGGATCGATATTACTAACTACAACCCCCTGACAACAGGAGATTTACAGAAGAAAACCAAGCATGATAAAACTTATTACACCCTAAAAATTTCGCAACTAACACCGGGCCAACCAAATTTCATGTGCAGTCAAAGCTGTACGACCTTGACCGGTTTCTTCTCTTTCTTTTTCTTGCCTTTCGCTTTGGCCTTGCCGGATTTTCCGCCGTTGCACTCCACCGTGGTTGTCCAGCCGGACTGGGTAAATACCTGTTCAACCGAGTCGATAAGGTACTCGCCATCCAGACCGACCTTGAAGCCCTGGGCGTCGACCATCCGCTCGGCGAACAGGTCGATACGCCCGGCCATTTCCAGCCGGACGCCAGCGGTGCTGCGATTGAATGCGGCAAGGCGCGCCTTGGCGGCCTGCTCAGCAGCAGATTTGTTCGGGTAGATGTGGCGGTCGGTGTGAACGGGTGGCAGGCCGTCAGGTGACTGATCGTTGGTCAGCTCAACCACCTTCAGCTTTCCCGTTTTCTTGTCCTGATGCTTGGTCTGTACGGCTTTTTGCGTGGTCTTGTCACTCAGGCGAAACTGCCAGCGCGCCACGTCATGCCTTTGAATCGTCACAACGCCCAATGCCTTACCACTTGCGCTCTCACCGCCTTGGCGTGGCAGCACCAACAGCTTGCCGTCTGCGACTTTCGCGGTGCAGTCGTGCTTCTTGGCCAGCCGGGTAATGAAGTTGTAGTCAGACTCGTCAAGCTGATCAGCGCGGGGCACCTTCGTTGCGACGTTACAGACAGGCTTCCAGCTATTTCGTGTCGCAACGTCATTCACGATCTGCTGCAGCGAGACGTCTTCCCAACTACCAGAACGAGTGGTCCTGCCGCTGCCACGCATATCGCTGGCCTTGCCGCGAATGACCAAAGTATCGGGAGGCCCGGACAACTCAATGTCATCCACGGTGTAAAGCCCCAGCCGCGTCAGTGGCTGCCCTTCGTAGCCCAGGTAAATCTCGATGTCTGCACCGCGTGAAGGCAGGGAGACCGCGCCGTCACGGTCGTCGATGCGCAGCTCAAACTCATCAGACTCCATGCCAGGCTTGTCACTTGTCCGCAGCAGCAACAAACGGTCATTGATCAAGGCCGTGATATCGGTGCGATCCGCAACGATTCGGAATGCAGGCTTCATGAGACCTTCTTAATAGCCATAGCAAGGCATGGCAGATTCACCAGAATCCGCCGCCGAGTGTTGATAAAAGTTGGATGTGAACCGGCTGTCGCTAGCCCCAGAGCTGAATGACTTCCTTGGTCTGGGTGAGCAGATCCGGCAGCAGGATCTGCACGCCAGCCCGGTAAGGTTGAGGCTCATCTGCCAAGCCTTGATTGGCGTCCAGCACCGCTTCGACGCTGCCGCTAAGGTGCCCGTAATACTGCTGACACAGGGTGTCGAGCAGGTCCCCCTCAGAGGTTCTGCAGATCGTCGCCATAGCTTACAAACTCCAATGAAAAGCCCTGCTTGCGAGGGATGCCGCCCGCCAGCAGGTTGCTTTGTTCTTCATCCACACTCAGCAAACACCAGTTGCCCAGCACCTCGCCGTAGCCTGTCGTCAGGCTGAGCGGTTGCAGATTACGACCCATGCTGCGCAGGGTGTTCAGTTGCTTGAGCCCGCCTTTGAAGCCCGGAAAGATGGCCCCTTTCAAACTCAGCTTGTCGTCACCGAGCCCAACCGCCTGTTGCGCAATGCTGCGTGTCAGACGTTCTTGCCCGGCCCAACGGAACGCGGTCTGCCGACGCAGTTCGTCAAACGCCGCGGTGTCCAGGTTGAAGTAGTAAGGCTGCGCTTCGGGCTTGAGCGGCTGAATAATCAGCAAGTGCGGAAACGGCTTTACCGCTTCCGGGGCCGGTGTGGTCTGCGAGGCAAAACTGCCGGTGGGCACGATGTTGCCCAGAGACGGGCTGATCTTGCCAGCAACCCGGTTGATGGCCGCACTTGCCTTGGACGCTTGCTCTTTCAGGGTGCCAATACGCTCTTGTACCTGGGAAACCGCGCTGGTCGCACGCCCGTACATCGCCACCACCTGACCGACCTTTGCCTGCGCGACATTGATGCCACGCATGGTGCGCTGCAACTTCGCGCCTATGGCAGGACCGATGAAAGGGATGTTCTCCAGCTCTGAAGCAGCCCCGGTGATATCGCCGATGGCCCCATTCAAGGGGCCAACCATGTCATCCAGACTCCGGCGTCCTACCTCCCCCGCGGTAACCAAGTACTTCAACGACGACTGCAGTTGTTCTGCATAGGCCATGACCTTTCCTCACCCCACGTGTGGGGCATCAAACAATTGACGGGCAGCCGCCTGCCGACTGAACTCTTCAAATTGGCGCTGCAGAAACGGTGCGAGTTCTCGTGCCAGTTGTGCCGGATCCTTCACATCACCCTGCACGCTAACGGGCATGTTCGGCGAGAAGGTGAATTGCTGATCTATCTTCGCGGGCTCGGCTTTACTTTGCTCGGCAGCTTTGATGACAGCAGGTAACGCCTGGGGTGGCCCAACCGCCGCCATCGCTTTAACCACATCGCCAGGCCCAGCCGACGGTTTGGGATCACCCGACTTGTCAGCAACAGCCTCAGCTTTGTCGTCTGAGCCAAACAGCGCTTTGCCCAGAAAGCCGCCGACGTCCTGACCACCCATGCCTCCGAGAAATGCGCCCACCAGCCCGCCGATGGCTGTACCCACAACAGGCACGATTGAGCCAATAGCTGCACCTGCCGCACCGCCCGCCAGCGCGCCGGCCAGTCCTCCGGCCGCGCCGCCGTAGCCCTCGGCTTTCTCGTCCTGAGTTTCGGCATTCTGGTACGTGTCCAGCGCCAGCATGCCCGCGTCCAGAAACTTGGCACCTGGAACCACCTTGGCAAGACCGCCCAACTTCCCGGCAGCTCCAGCCATCCGCGCCAACCGACCAGCAGGCACGGGTGGAGGTGGAGGCGGAACAGGTGGTCTTGGTGGCATAGGCGGTCCACCACGACGACTACCAGCGCCACCCGCTCCGCCACGGCGGCGGCCGCGTCGAGACCGACGCTGATCACCCGGTGCGTCTGAACCACCGCCAAAGGCGTTGGCATTGACGACAAAGACTTTCTGCGGCTCCGAGCTGCTGCCGCCACCTTTTGCACCATCGCCGTCGTTACTGCCTTCGCCGAACAGATCGAGGATCTTCAGGCCGGTGTCGACAGGATCAAACCCGGTCTTGCCACCCTCGTCCGTCTCATCGTCGTCACCGCCTGGCTTTTCCTTGTCGCCGTCCTGAGTCTTGCTTTTGTCCTGGCCCTTGGCTTTATCCTTGCCCTTGAAGGCCTTGAGCCCCGTCTCCAGCAGCCCTTTGACCGCACCCACCTTCCCATCGGGCTTATCGTCTTTGTCGCCTGAGTTGGTGACATATACTTTCTGCACCTTGTTTGGATCACCAGTCAGGGATCCACGCCCAATGTTGAGCAGCCCTTTGCCGATTTTGAATACCCCGGCAGCGGACTTCAGTGCCAGCAACCCACCACCGATTGAGGCGATGGCCAGCACTACCGGTTTGGAAGTATCGGAGAGCGCTGTAAATTCCTTGGCCGTTGCTGTGATCCCTTTCGCAACGGCGTCGGTGACAGGGCGGATCGCGTCACCAATGCTGCGCATCGAGTCGTTGACCGACTGGAACGTCTCGGCCCAGATCTGCGACGATGTACCACGACGCTCAGCCAGGTTCTTGTCGAGAATCCCTGAAGCGTTCTGAGCGTCCTTTTTCAGTTGCTCATACATGCCACGGTTTTGCGAGTAAGCCGTCAGCGCGGCCTTCACCTGCATGTCGGCGAACAGATCTCCGGTACGCAGTGCTTGCTCCAGCGAGTCCAGCATCTCCTTGGCTTTTGCCGGATCGGCCTCCTTGCTGATTTTGTCCGTCGCATCCTTCATCTTTTTGGCTTTCGCCGGGTCGGTCTTTTCAATGTAGTGCTGGGCCAGCGCAAAACTGGACTCCAGTGTCGACATACCCTTCTGGATACCGGTGTTCAGCGACCCCTGATAATCGATACCAACGTCCTTGTAGGACTTCACCACGTCGGTGGAGCCGATCTTCTCCATCCAGTTTTTCAGGTTGTTGGCCGCTTCATCCGAGCCGCCGGCTGTTTTCATCTGCACCTGCAGCATCGCGCCGAGCTGGCTCACCGAATCCATGCCGGTCACACCGAGCTTGCCCATGCCCGCAAGCAGTTGCGGAAACCACTTCGCCATGTCACTGGCTTCAAAGCTACCCGCCTGGCCCTGCATGGCGACGGCCTCAAGGGCTTTTTCCATCATTTTCGGGTCGGTGATTTTGGCGTTCTGCTGCAGCGCCTGAATCATGTTGGCCGTATCGGTGCCGCTGGCCCCCTGCCCGACCGCAAACTTCGCAGCCACCGGCGCGTAGGACAGCGCCTTGTCCAGGCTCATGCCCGCACCGACCAGCTTGTTGACCAGGTCAGCCACGTCATTGCGTGCCATGCCCGTGTCTTGCGAAGTCTTGATCACCGAGGTGGTCAGCTCCGCTTCCTGCGGCTTGTTGGCAACACCGGCCTTGATCGCGATGTCCCGGATGATCGCCTGATAGTCGGCACTGATCTTGGTCGGTACGGCCAATGCGCCGACACCCGCGACGGCGGTGCCAATCCCGGATTTGAGCCCAGCCTTGCCTTGCTCGATCTGTTGATGCCCCTTGACTTTAAGGTCAATGCCCTTGGCAACACGGTCCAGAGACTGATATTCCTGCCTGAGTTTACCAACCTGAACGCCCTGCTTGCGTAAGACGTCGAGGTTGGTTTCAAGCTTGCGCAGTAAGCCGGATGCCGACGCTGCACCGCTGTCATGCGCTTTCTTCCACTCATCACGCAGCCGCATGGTTTCGCCGATGGTGTTTCTCAACACCTTGGCCTGATTACCGCGCTGCTCCAGCTTCTTGATGCGGTTCTCAACGTTATTGAAAGCCGTACCCACAGTCGGGCTGACAGCGCCGCCAATCACCAGCCCTAATGCCAGATTGTTCGCCATCACTCACCTCAGATGTTGGGATGGGCTCAGTCCGTGAGCCACCAGATCATGTCCGAGAAAGACATGGACATGATTTCCGCCGACGAGAAGCCCAGCTCTTTTGCAAGCCGCTTGGCCGCCAGCTTCTGAAGTGCAGGTTCAAAGCTCGTCGTCTTGCACCAGACGAAAATAGCCCGCCTGCAGGCGGTTGTAGTCCTTGAGCGGCAGCCGCTCCAGATCCCCGCCGCCCACTTCGGCGAGCGAAGCGAAGAGGTTGATCTCCCGCTGTTCGGCATCACCGTTTGACGCCGCTTGCGCAGCACGCACATCTCGCACGGTCGGGGCTCGCAGGGTCAGGGTGTCCACCTGAACGCTGTTGACCTCGGCAGGCCTGGACAGCTTCACCGAAACGCTATCGGCCGTCAGAGTCATCCAGCTCGGTTTGGTAATTGCTTGAGACACAGGAATTTCCTTCTATCAGAGGCCGAGGGCCGAACGTTCTGCAGCGAGCTGGTCGACACCGTCGATAACCCGTTTCATGCCCAGTGCATCAATCTCGTAGATCAGACGGCCGTCCACTTCCAACTTGTAGTAAGTGAGCGCGACCGCGTGTTTGATCTCGGACTTGTCACCGGGCTTCCAGTCCCCCATGTCGACCTCTTTGAGCCGACCACGCAATGTAACCACGACCGGAGTGACCTTGCCTTTCAGGCCCTTAAATGCTCCACGGAATACCCCGTTGAACGCAGTGCCATCTGCCAGGCCGAAAAACTTCAAGGACTCACGGCGCACGCCCGTGGTGGTGAAGTTGGCCTCCTGCTTTTCCATGCCCATGTCCAGCTCGACCGGCAAGTCCATGCCACCGGCACGGTGTTCTTCAGTCTTGAGCGTCAGCTTGGGCAGGGTCAGGCTGGAAACGTCGCCTTGGAAGCTGACACCGTCCACGAACAGGTTCAGGTTGCTCAGTGTTTCGGGAATCATTGCCATCGTTGCAGCTCCTTAAGCGGCAGAGTCGAGTACTTCGGTCAGCCATTGATTGGTGACCTCGACGCGGAAGTTGGGGTTTTCGGCGGGTGGCACGTCGGTGAATCGGATGTTCCAGAACACCTTGCCCTGCTCCAGCTGGCTGGCCGTGTTCAGCTCGGTGTCCGCGAACACTTCAAAGTTGATGATCGCGCCCTGATTTTTAAGGTCACGCATGAACGCCTGCAGGCCCTCGGTCACATCCTTGACGTAGGTGGCAGTAATCGAGCGGTCGACCGCCCATTTGTGCCCGTAAAGGATCGCGTCCATGACGATGTCCATGGTGCGCACGCGGGTCACGAACGCCCATTTTGGATCGCTGCTGAGCGTGCGATTGCCCCACAACCGATAGCCGTCGTCGCGGATGATGGTGGCGATATTGGCGTTGTTGAGTAGGTTGGCACGGCAGGTTTCGTCGCCGTCCAGAAACTCAATGGGCCGGGTGGTGCCGGTGATCCCGGCGAACTCTTTGTTGGAAGGCGAGGCCCAGAAGCCGTACTCCGCGTCGGTCCAGGCGAACAGGCCCGCTACCCAGGCAGAGCCCGGTGCATCAACCGTCTTGCTGGCCGTCGTATCCCAATACTGAACACCGGGGTCGACCATGAAAGAACGCTTGCCGCCGAAGTTCTTGGCGTATGCCATGACCGCTTCGTCTGTGGTGTTGGGGCCATCGAAGATCGGCAGTGCCCGCAGTTTGTCTGCCAGTGCAGCCATGGCGGTGCCGACCGCCAGGATCGAGCTGTGCTTAGGCGCGATCAGCAATCGCGGCTGGGCATTGAAGCGGCTCTTGCCGTCGAGCAGTGCCTGGAGCCCGGTACGGGAGCCATCTACTTTCACGCCGCCGATGATGGCGGAGGTCTGCAAGGCTGCATCGTCCAGTTTGGCAACGCCGCACGCAACGATCACCGCCTTGGCCCGCACGTAGATCGCCTGACAGGCTTTGGTGATCGCCGAGTCAGGGCCGAAGGCGGCAATGGCTTCACGCTCGGAAGTGATAAGCACCAGGTCATTGACCTTGGCGCTGTTGGCCGGAGCCTCGGTAAACGTATCGACCAGACCGATGATCGAGGATGTGGGCAGCGAAATAGTGCGTGCGCCCGTGTCGACGGCCGTCATCGTCACGCCGTGAAAGAAGCTCATAAGACGATCTCCAGAAATGAAAAAACCCCGATCAGCGGGGTTGGTAGTGGAATGCGAATAGCGGGTCAGAAAACGCCCCGTCAGTGCGGGGCGTTAGGTGCTTTGCTGATCGTCGTCGCTGACGTCCTGCGCAGGGGCTTCCGGCTCGGGCGGCTCGTACACGAACGGATTCGCAGGCGGCGCCGGCCATTCAAAGTCCAGCGGGTATCCAGGCTTCGTATCGAGCTGGCCGAGCTGCACGCGGTACAGACGATATGCATCAATCTCAGCCCTGACAGCGGGCAGCGCTTTGCGCTGGTCGTCGGTCGCCATATCCAGTGCCACGGCGTCCTGCAACTCCTCGTACTGATTGACCAGCTCGTCAATACGAGCAGTGGCCGCAGCCGAGCGGTCGCCACGAGCGCACATGACCTGCACACGAACCAGCTCAATAGGCGTGTCTTGAACCGGGCCAAACTCACCCGCCAAGGCTCGTTCGTACAGCTCTACACCGTGGGGTTCAGGGTCGTGGGGAGAAGCCGTGAACGGTAACTCCCCATGTGTTTCCTCCAGCCCCTCGAAAACCACCATCAATTCGATGGTAGCGCGGGCCTGAGAAGACCAGTACGGATTGCGGGCATTTAATACATTGGACATAGTTAGACCTACTGGATTCGTTGAAAGAGCGTGCGCTCTGTATTGTTGAAAGCACCATGGGCGCGCCAAACACCTATTGCGATAGCGCCGGAGTTGCTGCTTGTGCCATCACCCACAGCCGTGGAACTGAAAATAAGGTTAGAGCCGGGGACTGAAGTGCCCTGGTTAATTGAATTTCCGTAGGCGGTAATGACTCGCGCAAATGCGTATTGCCCAATGCCGGTAAGCCCCTGCGCCGCAACTTTGGCCCCGAGATTCAGGTCGCTGACCAGATAGTAAACCGCACTGTCGGCAGCGCGCCGCATGTAGGGCGCAGCTGTGTTATCTCCAGCAAAGCCCACATGCGTGATTGAGTCAGCGACAGGCCGTGTTGCGACGCGCGTGTCAGTTTCGGTCTTTGTGTAAACATCGGCCTTGGCATAAACCTCAGTTTTTAGAGGCCGCTCCATATCACGAGCATCTGTTTCATTCTTGGTGTAGGCATCGGTAATGCCGTAAGCAAACAACGTGCTGCCGACGTTGGCTTTTTTGGACGGATCAAAGTTGCCGGAATACCAGAGATTCCCAAAATCCGTGTTATCGACCGCCAACTTAACCTGACCTGCGGACGTATATCCGATCTTGATCAGGTTGTTTAACTGGCCTGCACCCGTGCCTTGCTGGACAGGAACAAAGCCAAGCTTGGTCTGAAGAAAATACGTCGTGTTGTCACTGGCGCGGCGCATATAGGGCGACGCAGGGTCGTTGGCCGCAAGCCCGATGTTCGTGATGCTGTCCGCCAGCGGCCGTTGCGAATCCCGTGCATCGGTTTCAGCCTTGGTGTAAACGTCGGCTTTGGCATAGACCTCTGTCCTTAAAGCCCGCTCGGACACTCGCTGGTCAACCTCAGCCTTGGTGTAGGCATCGGTAATGCCGTAAGCAAACAACGTGCTGCCTACGTTGGCCTTGGTGGCCGGATCAAAGTTGCCCGAATACCAGAGGTTGCCTAAATCGGTATTGTCGACCGCCGCCTTAAGCCCGCTACCCGACCAGCCGAGCCTGACCTGATTGTTCAACTGGCCCGCGCCAGTGCCCTGCTGCACGGGAACAAACCCGAGCTTGGGCTGCAACGCCGCCACCCGCGCATCAATTTCCGTTTTGCTGTAAGCATCAGCGATCCCGTAACCGCCCAGGGTGGTCGGGTTGAAACCGGCCATCACCAGGCCGCGCCGGTCGACCGTGACCCGGTTGTAAGTTCCGGGCAGAACGCCAGTCGGACCTGCCACTTGCTCGAACGCCAGCGCAGTCGTACCCAAGGTAATTGGCGCGTTTGTGGTCAACTGCCAGAGCGTGTCGAACAACGCGTCACCCTGCTCGACGCTAACCATCAGGTTAGGTGTCACCTCCACGCTCACATCCGCGTCAACAACGCGTAACCAGGCACCACCCGCGACGACCGAGTACAAACCATTATCTTTGCCGCTGGCCTGATTTTTCACCAGTACCCGGTCGCCTGCGACAAGCGCAACGCCGTCGACCGACTGGATGCCAGCAAGGACCACCGGGCCGGTCGTGGCAGCACGAACCGATTGTTTATTGTCGAGCCTGGAAAGCTCTTCCTGAATCCGCAGGTCCACAAAGGAACGTGTGGCCAGCACAACCGTTGGGTCAATGCGCAGCTCGACGTTGCTGGTATTACTGACCAGCAAGTTAATGCGCACGATCTGTGTACGCCCAGATCCCTGTGCCAGCAAAGGCTTGAAGGACGGCGCGCAGTTCGCAACCGCCACCAGATCCCCGTCCGTGTCGTACAAGCCAATTTCACGAATCCAGAATCCGCCCACCTCTGCCGGAATAACCTGCTCGGCGATGATGATTGCGTTGTTGGCTGGATCAACCTTGAGCTGATTGAGCGGAGCACGGCGGCGTTCGTTGATCAGTTTTTTCTGTGAAGCATCGGGCACCGGGTCGGCACCGTTGGCATCACCCACCCCCATTTGAGCTATTTTCCAAGGCACGCCGAGGGCATCGGCGTTGGCCTGCTTGGCCGCACCGACATTCGTCAGGGTGGCAAAGAATTGCGAAGTCTGATCGATCATGCGAAGACATCCAGAGTATCGATAGTGGTTTCACGCCCACCCAGGCCCATATGCCCCGTGACTTCAATGTCACGCGGTACAGGTGGGTAAACATCGATTTCGTCGCCTTCAGAGACCGAAGCGGCGAGGTAGAAACGGCCGGTCGTTTCAAGGCTGATGGCCAGTTCCAGCATGTGACGGCTGACAGGCTTGGCGTCATCGATCAGGGCCGTCAGTTCCTGATACATCTCCTCGGTGATGCCGGTGTCCAGCACACCCACCTTGAGCGCAAAAGTACCGGGGATTCCCTCAGGTACGGTCTGCCACCATTCCAGGACATCGATGAGGTAGCCAAGCGGTTCAACCACTCGGCGTATCGCGCCAATCGTCCCTTTGCGTTCATGGATGAAGAACGAAGCGGCAATGGCTGCACGCTTTACCGGCTCAGACCATCCATCATCCCAACGGTCCACAGACCAGGCCCACGCAAGGTGGTAGAGCAAGTGCGCGGGACAGGTCTGTGGGTTGTACAGAATGCGCAGGGGAATCGTGGTGACTTCATCCGTGGCAACCTCAATGGCGCGCTCAAGCGGGGAACTGTTGAGGGGGAGCAGACTGGTCATCTCAACTACCCCGCGTCACGGTGAATGCTTCGCACCATGCTGCCTGCGCCTTGGTCGGACGGATGTCCGTCCAGCCCTGCAGATCCACCCGACTGACGCCGCTGATGTGCAGCTGCGCGTCAATGCCAGATCGAGCCACCTCAAGACCCAGGCGTCTCCTGGGGTTGATCCAGGCTCCCAGCCGGTTCTTGCATTCAGCCAGGGTGGCCTCAGTCTCAGGTCCGCTCCCGACCATATGGACGACAGCATTGATGCGGTAAGGCAGAATCTCAGCGCTCTGAACCGTCAGGCGATCCCCCAAGGGGCGCACATCCTCGTCATTGAGGTTGAGCCTAACTGTCCCCAGCAGATCCGCTGCAGCCGCACCGCTACCGTCCAGAGCAAGTACCGTAACCACCACGACCGCCGGGGTTGGGCTTTCCGCTGTAGCGTCGGCCACCTGACCAGAGGCGTTGCGCGCGTGAAGGATGTAACTGTTACGCGGGCCAGCAGTGGTCAGCCCCTCGTAAGCAAGCTGCACCCGCTCCCGAAGCGCATCGTCCTCTTCCATGACAGCTGCAGTAGGCGGCACTGCAACAGGGTCCGCTGCCTGTATCTCCAGACGTTTGAGATTGACGTTGGCTGCCAACTGATCAAGGTCGGCTTTCTGGGCGTATGCCAGCATCAAAGACTTTGCCGCATCGTTGACACGCGCCCGATTCTGGAGCCGCCTGTAAGCCCCCAGTTCAAGTAACTTGGTGACCGGGTCGCTTTCCAGCAAGGCGCTCCAGTTGTCACCCATGTATTCGCGAAATGCGGTCAGCTCGCCCTGATACTCTTCTTCAAAGTCCAGGTCCTCAAGGACTTGCGGCGCGGGCAGCGCCGACAGTTCAATCAAGCTCATGCCGTCACCTCCAACACCGCATTGTCACCCAGATAAATCCCCTGCACTTCCAAGGTGACCTGGCCGTTCAGGACCGCAATCACCCTGACACGCTCAAGTCTCAGGCGAGGTTCCCAACGTCCGAGCGATCTGGCCACCTCGGCCTGCACCGCACTTTTCCAGCCCTCGTTCACAGGCAGGTCGACAAAGCGCCGGATCTTGCTGCCGTACTCCGGGCGCATTCGGCGGCTGCCGACGGGGGTGCCAAGAATGTCTTCGATGGACTGCCGCAGGTGCGCCAGGCCGGAAACAGGCTGGCCGGTACGGCGATCCATTCCGATCATGAATTACTCCAGCGGTTCAAGGTCCGAGTGTGCACGCAGGTACTCCAGCGCGACGGTGTCGTCGGCCTGCGCCGTGGCAATGCCCTTGGCGACAGCAAGGGTGCGGTCATCCGGCAGAATCAGCGTGCGCGAGGTGAACAGTGTGTCTCGATACATCCGCACTACGGCGGGCGCGGGAGGAGACACGGGGTCCGCTGCTGATATCGCGGAGGGTGTGACCTGGCTTGTTGGTGCTGCCAGTTGATCACCAGAAGTCTTATCGATTTTTACGGTCGCCATGGGTTATCTCCAGACATTAAAAAGCCCGCATGGCGGGCTGGGTCAGTGCTTGTGGTTCGCGGTGTTGCCACTGGTGTCGATGATCTGCGCCCCGCCGCGAATATCACCGGCAACGGTGAGCGTTCCGCTGATCGTGACATTTCCGTCCAGCGTGATCGCGTCGGCCTTCGCGGTGATCGTTCCGGAGGTCGCACTGATTGAGTCGTCGGTCACAACGGCCGAGCTGGCTCCAACTTTGACAGTCACCGTCCCGGTAGGCAGATCAATTGTGTATGTGTTGGCCTGCCAGTCGTAAATCAGCGATCCACCGTCGTCAAAGCGCCAGACTTCGACATGGTCACGGTTATCAGGCTGGGCACCGGCGTTGCCGTAAAGGCCCGGAATGAAAGTGCCTTGAGACACGTCGCCGCTGGCACTGAGCAACGTGCCCTGCTCACCAAGGGTCGGTGCCCGCCAGTGCCTTGCCTTGCCGGCCGCAACGCTGTGCCAGCGAACCCAGGCGCTGACCCAATCACCATCCGAAACGCGGCATACCGGAGGTGACGCGGCCAGGTCCAGTGCAACGACATAGCAATCCTTCACAACACCGGCCAGCATGCGGTCATGTTCAGCCGAGGCGTAACTCATCACATGTCCTCAGGCGACTGGTACTGGTTTTCGTTGGTACGCCCGGTGTCCGGACTGAAAGCGAACACCAGTGTGCCAGGCGGCTCATTGGGCCAAGGCCATTCCTCTTCGCCGAGGTAAATGCCTTGGGTCCACTCGACGACCCAGACCGCATAACCGTCCAGTTCCGGACGCGACCAGTCTTGCGCGGCTCTCACGAAATCGGCGGGCTCGACCTCAAGTCCCCAGGTTTGCAACCTCAACAGCACCACCAGTTGCGTGGCCGCGAACGCCGCCTGTTGCTGACACTGCTCACGCTCAGAACCCACAATCACGCGGGCTTCGAACCGGGCAAGCAACGCAGACTCCCCAGTGCCTTGATCAACTCCTGGCTCAAATTCAGCCAGCTCGATCACAACTGCTGGTAACGGGATGCTAGGCATCATGTCCGGCATAGTGCCGACGTACTCCAGCCCCGCTATGGCATCGCGGATGTGTTGCTCCATCGCTTCATACAAACGATCAAGACTAAAAGCTTCATCAGACACGGGCGGTTCCTTTCAGGTGCTTTTGCAGCTCATAGTTGAATTCCTGCTTGAGGATCTCCAGCAGGCGCTCATCAGCCCGTTTCACCCACTCTTCGAAAGGAGAATGGGCGTCCTCGATGGACACCTTGATTTTGGCAAGTGGAAAGCGCCCGCCATTTTCGGAAATCCAGCCAGAGCGATATGAGGTGTCCATACCGTAGTTCTCCTCGTCGTAATGCTTGCTCGCAGCACGAATCCAGATATGGGGCCTGTCGCCATAGACCTTCTTGAAGAAAGCACCCTGATAATGCCGACCGGCAACGGTTGCACCGCTACGGGTTTGCCGGGCTCTCCCGATACTGGCAGCATCAAGGGCATTCAGACCGAACCAGAGCTTGCCACGCATCGCACTTCCGGTGACCGGGTACGTACGCAAGCGCTTGCGTACGACACTAATGGCAATGCGTTCCTTTTGCCCCACCGCCCTGGCAATGTGGGTACGCAGCCAGCGCAGTGTCTTGTTGATCGCACGGCGTTGCGCGGCAGCAGCTGCTTTGGGCACGAGCGCCGCGAAGTCTTTGAAGCCCTCAAGATCGCTGGACGAAGGTTGCAGAGTGATCACACCCTGCGAGGCTGACTGTCGAAAGGAGCTGCCACCACTCATGGGTTAATCCTCAGAATCAACGTGACCAGCGCATCACCACCCGGCTCCTGGCGAATCAGCGTGTACGTGCCGCCACCGTCCTGCACGGGCAGATCGATGCGCACTTGTTGACGCTCAACAACGCCCTGAGCGTCGGCTACCCGAATGACTAAGTGCGGCTCACGCAATCCAGTGTTGATGCGACCCAGCTTGGGTTGCAGCCAGGGTGCCGAGAACATGCCCGCCACCTCGCGCCCCTCAATGAACGCCGTGTCGCTCAGTACATCGAACACGGCGTCATCGAGAGTCCCGATCAAGTCACGGAACGCCATGACTACAGCGTCAGGCGGATCTGCGCCCGAGGTCGGGTGCAAAGGTGCAGCGGGTTGGACTGAGCTTCGCCCGCCACGCCCTTGCCGAACGGCAGCGTCTCCAGCTTGCTGTAGTACGGGATGCCCTGAGTGTTGACCGTTTCCATGTAGTCCGCTGGAGCGAAGGCCGAGATGTACAAGTCCGGTACGCCCTCAGGCACGAGCAGCGCCTCGTCGTCATTCACGAAAGCGATACCGGCGACCTTGCCACGGTAGCGCTCCCAGACGATGCCACCGAACTCGAAACTTTCTCGGGCATCACCCCGCAGCTCCGACGCCTGCGCCGAGTTGAGGTAGGTTTCTTTGACCGACTTGTGAACGATCAGCTTGTTCCAGAAGTTCTTGCCGCAGAACGCTCGCGAGCCGGTGCTGGTAACGCTACCGAGTGCGTCCTCTTGCATGTCCAGCGCTTCGCCCGCTTTGACGCGCAACTCCGTGCCTGCGTCGTTCAGGCCCATGGTCAGGCTCTGACGCTGGACACCAAAGGCCGAGTAGATGTCCAGCAGCACGGTTTTGCCGTCCGCATCCAGCACTTTGCCATTGAGTGCGCCCATGCGCTGGAACTCGTGTGTGGCGTCGAGCTGGCGGCGTGCACGGGCCAGCCGGGTGTTGATCACGTCCTGAACAGCCTGCAGTTCAGTACGGGAACCGAATGCGCGAATGCCTTGAATCTCATCCGCCCGGATCGTGAAGCGCTCCGGCAGGTGGACTGTATTGAACGGGATCATATGACGCTTCGTCCCGGTGACCACAAGACCGGAGCTACCACGCTCACCAGCCGGGACCAGCGCCAGGGTGTCGCCGTCCTTTTCGATCTGCACGGTCAGGGTCGCGATGCCCTCTTCCTGAAACAGACCGAGGCCACTGATGCGACCGGGCAGGTACGGTTGTTCGTTGATGGCAGCGGTGAGTGTGGAGACGCTGAATGCTTCGTCGTCGAAAATGGCGATATCGGCCATGGGGGTATTCTCCAGAAAAACGAAACCCCGCAATCGGCGGGGTCAGATAAACGAAAATGAATCAGGGTGTTTTGGCCGAAAGGTCGATCAGCGAAGGATGATGAACTGCTTGGCCAAGGCCTTCTCAGCGTCCAGATCCAGACCGGTCAGCAGCGTTTCAGCAACCTCTGCCAGACGTACGACGGCTCGGCCACGCCGAACAATGTCGGACTCAGGAAGCGGCGCGAAAAGAATCGCCGCGGCGACCTGGCTGCCGTCTTCAGCGGTCGGATCGTAAGGGGCAAACTCACCCGACGCGGTCAGCAAGCCCAGCAACTGACCCGCATTCAGGGCCTCACTGGCAGCCACGTTGATCGACTCTCGCGAGATGTTTCCGGCACCTTCGGAGAGAAGGAATTCACCGGCATGGATAGGTTCCATTTTGATGGTCATGGACGTGCTCCTGTAGAGGTCGGTTTCTTGCCACCCTGCGCCGCCCTGCGGGCCGCGTAGATGTCTTTATGGTCGGGTTGTTTGGCCTGGACCTTGGCCGGTGGATCGTCCTGCAGCGGCAGGCTGTTATCGATTTCAAAGCCCTTGCCGCTGCTAACTAGCTTCTCAAACAAACGCGCTTGCACGGCCTGCTTGTCCAGACCGGCGCTGACGAATTCGGCGGTCAGCTCCGGCAAGCGAGCCGCAACACACAGGTCGCGCACACCCTTGGCCTGGGTGATCGCCGCCTGCACCGTCGCGTGATCGGCAAGTTTGGTGGACGCGATAAGCGGCTCGATCAGGTTGTTGATGCCCGCCGCGCCGCAAGCTTTTGTAATCATCAGCGCCAGGGCGGATGCATCGGCCGGTTCAGGATCAGTTGGTGGGTCAGTTCGTTCTGGCTCCGGCTCGGGCTCAACGGCGTTGAGCTGATCCAGCAAGGCCTTAGGCGTCTGGCGGAACCGCTGTATGGCAGCGCCCTGCCCCAGACAGGCTTTGACCTCGACTCCCGCCCCGATCTCGTCGGCCAGGCCAAGCGCCAGTGCTTCCGGCGCGGTGAGCCAGGTTTCAGCGTTGACCATGCGCCGCAGCTCGGCCTCGTCGATGTCCGGCGACTTGGCCTTGTACGCCGCGATGATGGCTTCCAGCGTCTGGTCCAGCACATCGGCGACCTTGCGCAGGTCCTCGGCATCACCGGCTGTGTAGGTCCACGGGTTGTGGATCATCAACATGGCGTTGGACGCCATGACCATGCGGTGTGCGCCACACGCGGCAACACTCCCGGCACTGGCCGCCAACGCATCGATCCGCGCCGTGCAGCGCTCACCCAGGCGGTTCAGCGCATTGTGAATTGCCAGACCGTCGAACAGGTCGCCACCGATGGTGTTGAACGCTGCCACGATGGGCGACACGCCGTCATCAATGGCTTTCAGGTCCTGAATGAACTGATTGGCCGTGATGCCCCAGCCGCCAATCTCACCGTAGATGTAGATCTCGATGGTGGTCTGCTCGGCCTGGGTTTCGGCCTTGATGCGGTACCAGTTCTGGTCCTCGACCGCCAAGGCAACCGGGGCCTTGTTGAAAATGCGAAACGGCAACAGCGGTTTCATGGGTTCTCCTTCTCATCGGGATCCTCATCGAGTGCCGACAAGGTGGTGTAGTTGAGGCCCAGTCCACGGGCACGAGCCGCGTCAGCGGCGTTTTCTTCGTCAACGATCTCGGCATCGGTGCCGGTGCGCAGGCACATCTCACTGCGCGAGGCCAGCCCCGCGTTGATTTCCATCGTTCTTGATTGCACGTCTTGCACCGGGTGGATGTAGGACCAGCCTTGCGGCACCCAGCGCGTGCGCAGGTATTCACGGCGGCGTGCCGCGTAGTCGTCCAGCTGCAAAGCGCCCGACAACACCGCCATATCCATCCATGCCGCCCGGACGGGACGGCACAGTTGGTGGACATAAACGCTGAACTGCAACTGCTCCAGACGCCGACGGAATTCGTTGAGCACCACCCGGATGGTGCGGTCGTTGACGCCGCGCATGTCGCCGGTCATCAACTCATAGGGCAGCCCCGCACCGGCAGCTGCCGCCATCAGCTGCTGGCGCATGAAGTCGGGGTAGTTGTTGCCGCCATCAGGCGGTGTCGAGAACTCGACCTCCTCACCCGGCAGCAGCTCCTGCATCGTGCCGGGCTCCAGCGCAACCATCGGCGTGAAGCCATCGCCCCCGACCTTGATGGGCGCACCGGTCAGCGGATCGAGCATAGGCGGACCGTCAGTAGCAGGCTTGCGAATGAAGCCCGCGAACAGGTTGGCCACCTCCTGGCGAAACAGGACAGCGTCGTCGTAGTTGTCCAGACTGCGCAGGCGCTTGAGCACTGGTGCAAGCCTGGGCACGCCACGAAGCTGGCCGGGCTCCACCGGCTCAAATATGTGCAGCATCTGGCTGGCCGGGATGCGCACCAGCATGTTGTACCCGGCGTTGATCGAAGTCATGTCACTGGGGTGTGAGCGATAACACCAGTACGCCACGCGCTTGCCGAATCCGTTGAACTCGATCCCGGCGCGGATGATGTTGCCGGTGCTGGTCACTTCAAACTTGTCATGCGGAACGAACTCGGGTGCCAGGCATTGCAACTGAAAAGGCACCGCCAAGCCGTCGTCCATGCGCCTGGGTCGTAACCGAACGAAGCATTCGCCCGACTGTTCGACCGTCCGAGCGATCAAGGCTTGCTGGCCGTAGAAGTCGGTCAGCTGATCGGCATCTGATTCGTCTACCCAGTCCTCCCACGTCTCCTGAAAGATACGGCGCAATTCCTTGTCCGCGATCCTGGGCTGCGGGGTAATGCCGGTGCCGATCAAGTTGCTTACCCTGCGATCAATGGCGTTGGCCGCATAAGGGTCATTGCGCACCGCTGCTCTGGAGCGGGATCGCAAGTTGCGCAGCGCAGGCATGATCAGACTGTTGACGCCTGTATCAGGTGCGTCCCATGTGGCCGATCGGCGACCGTCGGCAGCGCCTTCGTAACTGGCCTTCATGCGCTCGGGAAGGACGAAGCCTGAACGTGTCAGGGTGGGGTAGCGAGTACTCACAGGCCCTTGCCCCCATGATAAAGACGGACAACGCGGGAGCGCGGACCGGCAGCGTTGGTCAGGCTGGTGCGGATCAAATCGCGAGCCTGGATCAGCTCATCAACCGAGCGGTACTCGACCGTCCGATCTGCGTAACGCACGATCTTCTCGCCACGCCCTATCGCTGCCTCGACGGCATCAAGGTGCTTCTGGGTGTAAGCCATATCAACGTCTCTTCAGATAGCCGCTGGTGGAAGCACGGCGTTGCGGGGGTTGCGGGGCAGGACGGGCCGGCGCTTGAACGGCAGCAGCCACAGGCTGTAGTCGGGGTTCCGGCTTCGGTTCAGGTTTGGGCTCGACACTCAGGCGCTCGGCCACAGGGGCTTTTGCGTGACCGGTGTCGTCGAACAGACCGGCTTGAGCCAAGGCATTTTTGAGCCTGCCCCAGTCATGCTCGCCGTATCGATGCAGCCCCAGGTAATGCGCCATCGCCAGGCTGTACACCAGCAAGTCCAGCGCTTCGTTGCGCTCTGCCTTGCCCTTCACCCACTCGATGCGTTTGAAGCCTTTTACGTAGCGAGTAACCTTGCGTTCGGCGACGCATTGGGCAAAGAACTCATCGGGCAAATCCTTGGGGAAGTGCAACGCGCCCGGCCCGCTTTCCAAGTGGTAGCGGTTGTAGATCCAGTCCTTTGCAGTGTCGGTGCCGACCATCCACAGCTCCGCGCCGTTGCGCTCGGTCTGGCCTTTCCAAGTCACATCCACCAGTGAGGGCCGTTGAGCGATAACCGGCTTGCCGGGTTTGCTTGCGCCTTTGATGGCGAAGACGTTGCGCCAACGCCGAACGCGGCAGAACTGATAGACCTCGTGGGTGTGGTGTCCGCCTGAGTCGACGCCCGTTGCCAGGATCGCCAGACTAACCCCGCACGGGTGGCGGTAGCGCTCTTTGAGCTTTTCATCCAGCACCAGCCAGGTGCGATCATCGGCGGGATCGACCATGATCACTTGGAAGTCAACGATCCAGCGCTCCATGCCTTCGCCCCAGCCAACCACCATCATTTCCAGACGGTTGGCCTGCACGTCGACAGAGGCTGTGAGCGACAGAACGCCAGCGGGCATGGTGCCCAACACGTAGTTTTCCAGCAGCGCTCGGGCTTGCAGGACATCCGCTTTGGTTTGCTCTTGTGCGCTGTCCCAGACCTTGGCAAGGCGGGTGTTGTAAAACACCTGCATCGGCTCCAGGTCGCCCCGGTCCTGGGCCTTTTTGGCCTTCTCATATTGCTTGGCAAGTGATGCCCAGCTCTGCCAGCCCAGCGGGGCGTACAACGCGTTAAGGTGAAAACCCACCGTCTCGCCATCGCCCTGGGCATGTGAGCGCCATTCGCCACGGGCGAGCATGTCGCCCTTGTGAAACTCCTCGATCAGCACATCGCAGTCTGGACCGGCGCACTGGTAATGCACGGTGCTGAAGTCCGGCGAGTAAAGCAGGCGTTCCCACTCCAGCGTCTGCATGTGCCCACACGTTGGGCATGGCACGTAGTAGTAGCGCTGGTCGCTGGTAGAGAACAAGTCATCGATCCGCGAAGCGCCCTTGATGGTTGGCGAGCTGGAGAAGTAAAACTTGGCGTTGCGGCCGAAGGTACTGCCTCGCGTCTCGGCCAGCTCTATCGGATCACCCTCATCATCGACGTCCACATCCCAGCGATCCACCTCGTCGCCGTAGACGAACCGAGCAGAAAGCTCAGCAAGGTTCGCCGCAGAACCGGCTGTGGTGGCGAACAACGCCCCGCCTTCAAACTCTTTGGTGTCCATCGTGTTGCGGGCGTCACGCGAGCGCGGTGAGGCCACACGTTCGCGCAGCACCGGAGTGGCATTGATGGTCTTGCTGATCCGCGCTGACACTCGCTTCGCCAGGCTCAGGCTGGGCAGCAACGTCAGGATGTTTGAAGGCGACATGTGAATTAGCGCGCCGATCCAGTTCAAAGCGATCTGGGTTTTCATCAGCTGCGACGCCACCATGGTGACCACCCGTTTGCAGGGGTGAGCCGGTGACAGGCACCGCATGGGCTCGCGGGCATAGGGTGTCCGGGCCGTTCGATATTGGCCGGGCTCTGCGGCTCCAGTGTCACGCGGGATGCGCATGTACTCATCGGCCCATTCATCGACCCAGAGTTCCGGGTCGGGCTCAAGCCCACGGCAATACGCCTCGCGGTACACCTCGGCACCGTCTGCGTATCCAGTGGGCATAGGTCTATTTCTCGGTCATGGCGTGTTCAAGGTCGGCGGTGGTCATGCGGGCGGCATCCTCAAAGATGCGGCGAAATGCGCCGGTCAGGTGTTTTTCGATTTGCCAGGGGTCAGTCATTGCAGCCAGCTCCGGGGCCAGTTGCGGAGAAAGGCCGAACATCAGGTCGCGCACGGTGCGGCCAGCGGTGAAGGCGGCTTTTGAAACCGCTTCCCGCACAACCAGATTGCCTTGAACCTTTTGGAACTCAGCCTCGGCCAACTGCCCGAGGTAGAACTCGCGGTGCGCTCGGGACTTCTGAAAGTCCGGGCCTTTGTTTGGGGGCTGCACCGCAGGTGTTTCGGCGCTCGGCAGAACTTGGCTATAAACGTCGCGATCAACACGCCCCTCTTCATGGCGAGCCGCGACAGCGGCCTTGCTCGGATCAGCGGATTCGGCCAGCAGCGCTTCGGTGGCTTCCAGATCGATCTTGCCGTCCGGAGTGAGAACCAGGCGTTCCTGCTTTGCCAGTTTGGAAACGTAGGATTTGGCCCAGCCGCGCCGTGCTGCGAAGTCCGACTTGCTGATCACTGTCATGCTGAAATGTCCTGTTCACCCAATGAATACGGGGTGTTCACCTGTTCACCGCAGTTCACTAAGCTGGTGAACCGTCCGCTAACCAAATCCCGCGAGTCCGCAGCCCCGTATACCCCGAATACCCCCAGGGTCCCCACTCTCTCGGGGCGCACCAAAACAGGTCATTCGGCCGAAACGCCGAGATCACGAGCCAGGGCGCTGGTGGCCGTGGGTAGGTCCACGACCTACTTGCTCTGGCTGCGCAGGATCTGCGCGTCGACCTGATCGGCGCAGGTGTCGAGCAGCTTGATGGCCTGATCCTTCAGCTCCCAGACGTCACCGTTCGAACGAAGGTCAGCCTCATCGGCATTGATGCGTTCGCACGGGATCAGTTCAGGGGGTTCGAGTCTTACTGCTGTTGTCTTTACCAGCACCGGTTGCGGGCTTCCCACGCAGGCCGTCAGGCAAAGGCTGAGAAGCCCAATCACGAACGGGCTTGCTGTTGCGCTTGAGGTCTTCAAATTCTTTCCTCGCCTGTTTGGCTTTGCCTTCACTGGCCTTGAGCCGCTTGCTCAGATCAGCCTGGTAGTCGGCATTACGCTTGGCTTCTGCCCGTAGCGTGGTGATGGTCGCCTCGCTCTCTTTGTTGGCCGCGATGGCTTCGTTCTTGCTCTTTGTCTCAAGTTGCATGGCACCGGTGATAGCAACGACCCGGTACTGCTGAATGCCGACGAGCAGTACACCCACCAGCGCGATGATGATTGCAGCGGCGATAGCCTTCATAGTGAATCCACCTTCCGGCCAATGAAGCGGGCCACCAATTCGCGAATGGCCGTAACACCAAGAAAGCCAATCGTTCCTCCTGCAGCTACCGACAAGCTGGGCGGCCAGGTCATCCACTCAATCAGGCTGGACGCAACCAGACTCAACGAGCCGCAGATCAGCGCTTCGAAAAGGATCCGGCGCTTACTGGTTTCTTTGGCGTCGTAGAGGATGCGCAGTAGAGAAACGACGATGGCCATGATCATGCCCTGCCACAGTGGATTTGAAATGGCCGCCACGATCCTGGCCCACGTATCTGGTTTGTCGGGCATGGTGCGCATCCGGTTGCCACCCTTGCGGGGGAGCTGAAATTAAAAACCCCGCCGAAGCGGGGTTGGTGACAGCCTTGGGGATGGCTGGGTGGAGCTTGCACAGCACGTGCTAGGACAGCGATTCAGACATAATTCGCAGATCGTGCCAACGTTGTACCGGTGTTCGGAAAAACCTAAAAGGGCTGTTTAAAGGTTGGACACGATGTGTCCGCAATACAACATCAATACGACCACAATACGACAATCTGACCGGACGGACGGTCAGAGTGCGTAATTGCATGGACTTGACTACTCATCTGCATTGCCACTGACCAGTCAATTGCATTCGTGCTGACCAACCATTTGCATTCGACTTGATCAGCGTACGCGGTAGTTACGACCGGCAGAGAACGGCAGATAGCTGCCAATCATGTGGGTATAATTCTCATGAAGTTATGCTTGTAGGGACATCTCAGTGTGCCACGCCTCTCGAAAAACCTAGGCAATTTCTTTTGATCCTCAGCATATAAATTATATCAGTCGGCAGGAAAGCAGTTTTCATGCGATGGCAGTTGCCAAGCAGACAACACCGATGCACATCATCAATTGCGAACTCAAGACTGCATATAATTTTACTGCCATTCAATGAATAGCAGTAGAGCCATCACATTTTCGACAGCAAGATTGAACCTCATACACTTTGAGTTAACTTAGATTCAATCCATAAAATCGGCAAGCAAATCTCCAAGTTCCGCATCACCTAAAATACACCACCGTATAAAAGCGGAGTAAGGCGCGGACCTATGAATAAGCTTCTGCATTCGCTCTAAGCTTATTTCTCTTTCACCGTCCGTGGAAATAGAATCGTAATAACAGTTGATTTGATCTAGTAGTAAATTGTACTGATCGAAAACCTTGCGACGAAGAAACGCCCCTGAAATTTTTTTATTAACGGTATGATCACTGTTGTACACGCGTTCTAATAGCTGCCTACTCAACTCGACTTTTGGATCAGTGGACATCGCTAGCAACTGAACAGCCTTGGCATAGGGAGTTATCGGTGGAACATGTCTTATCGCCCGAAACACATCAACTTTGCCATCACAACAATCCAGAATGTCGTCAAACCCTGCAAGCTTTATATTGTTGCATCGACTACAAGCCAGATAAAGATTATGCCAATCAAACTTTTTATGCACATCCCCTTTATGAGGATGAAAGTGCTCTACATTTATGTCGTGAGGCTCTTTTGTTTCACAAATGTAGCATTTATCAAAAAAAATAACACGCAGCGCCATATATACATCGTCACCGTCGTACTTTTGGTTTGCTGCAAGCGAAGCTGGCACCTCTGGCGCTCTCACAGCATTAAACATTTAAACGCCCTCCTTTTTGTTTTTACTTATAATTAGCCTTGCCTTCTTAACAAAGAAAGCTGACTCACTATCTAGATGCTGTTCATGCTCACCAATCTCACGAACATAGTGCTCTAGCTTGCTAATATCTATATTAGGAGAAAGCATCATATCGCCCATATCTACTATCATCTCCTTCAGCACTTCAGAAACCGGCGCAGTGTTGAATAGCCCTGACAAAATGGACTCATATGAATACATAGAAAGGTCTTCAACCTGTTCAAGAGTTGACAAGTCGTATATTACAACTTCTCGAACCGAGGACACTACGAAAGGCGAATGTGTAGAAACAACAAACTGGATTTTTGGAAAAGATTTCGTTAGAAATGAAAGAATTTTACGCTGCAGAGATACATGAAGATGAGCATCTATTTCGTCAATTAGTACCACACCATAAATATCATCAATGGAACTGGAACTTAATTGGATTTTGGTTAGCAGCGTCGCATAAATTGAAAAAATCGATGAGAACCCAGAAGAAAGCTGCTGCAGTCGATATTGTGCCTTTCCTTGCTGCCTTATATAGAACGACTGTGTTTCGTATTCAAAATGTAATTTCAAACTAGTATCTTCAAATAATTCCTGAAGGTCACTTTCAAGCTTTTCAAACCACGCGTTAATAGATTTCGCCTCACCCGGATTATTGCCTATGTTAGGTGACTCGGCAAAAGCCTGGGCAGTTTTTTGGCTTACCAAATAATCCTCAAATAATGTCGACGCATCTGACATCACGAGTACTTCTTGCTTTAATGCGTCTTTGCTACGTGAAGAATTGGATGGTCTGATACTAGCTTGGCGTGTAGCCTCAAATTTAAGCAGTACAGCTTTTTGATTGTGATAATCGATTGTGAATTGTTCAATGTTATCAATGAATACCGGAGGTGACTTCGCCTCCATCAGTGCTTTCTGATTCTCCCTCAGCGCTGCATTATAGTTCTGGTAATTCCCACTAGCCTCAGTAATGCGAGAAAGCTCGTTAGTATAGATACTTACTTGACTCTCTAATTGCTCAAGCGTTAGATTTTGGCGCGAAATAATAAGCCTATCTAAATACTCAAAGAGCTTATTAATGAACTGTGTTTTACCACAACCATTCACCCCAGTAATTATTAAATTTCGATTATTTAACTCTATCGAGGCCGTCTTCCCTGAGCTTGGTATCATTGCGTTTATTTTACAAATATTGTTCAACATACGTTTCCATCTCGATATAAATAAAGTCCAGCCTTGGACGTATCCTAGAGGCCACTAACTGATGAAAATAAACTTGATACAACCCACGGTTAAGTCGAAACTTAACACACCTACCCCCGAGCATGCAGCAGAATTGCTTTTTTTAACCAGCATCAGCCCTAAACGTGCGAGCCCACATGACGACCTACCAAGCTAATATGGAGCGACCGCCCGACCACATGCTCGATTGCTTCGTTATGGGCGACAGCAATTGGCTGAGTTCTGACGCTGCCGACCGGCAGCTTGGGGTCGGTTGCCGCTCCTTCAGTACTTGGCTGACACTCCCACCTGAGTTTCATCCGCTGACACCCATCAACTGCAAACAACTGGGCGGCAAGAATGGAGATGACTGGTCAAGTCCAATGCAATTACACAGTCAGAGCGCCCGAGGGACTCTAATCGCTCTTGAGGCACCTGTCGCTACCTTCAGATGGCGGTTGGTTTGCGGTCCAACCAGGTAGCCACGGGTCGAGCCGCTCCGGAGCGTGAGAATCAACAGGACCTGCTGGTGCAGGCGATCCACCCAATTGCGATAAGTACGATCAGCGCCTTCAGCAATGCCGACTGCCTTCATCTGTTCCCGGATCGTAGTCATGGCGCAATAACGCTCCAGTGCCAATCGTGCCAGCGGTGCGCGGCCTGACCGTTCCAGCTCTGCCACTGCAGCCTGAACCTCACTGGCAATGTGATCAATTCCACACCCAGCACCGCCAAGTATCCGAGAACCCGGTGTAACACGCGGCGGCGCACCGCCCCATTCGATGATCGCCCCCATCTGGCTGCCCAATCCACCGCCTTGGCCGCGCTCTCGCATCTGCTCGCCCCAATGCACCATCAACGCTTCGATTTCCTTGATCACAGCCCTTTCCTCTCGAAATCTAAACCCAACACACAAAACGCCCTACCCAACACAGACCCAACACAGCTAAAACCCTTTAAAAACAATCAATTAATAAAGAGTGTGCTAGGTGTGTTGGGTTTGTCGGGTTTATAGGTCCTCGCATGGAGAAAAAATAACTGCGCTTTAACCGGCATAAATAACGTCACGCATGCGCGCACGCGACGCCAAACCCAGCACACCCAACACACACGTCTGCACCCCGCGAAAAATGGGCGTTTGATCTGTGTCGGGTTGCCAAAACCAACCCAAAACATACCCAACACACCCGACACACTTTTAGAGGTACTCATGCTGCGACCGCCTTCACGTGGTCCCAGCTGTCGACGTTCCACCCCGCAAGGCGCGCCTTGGCCCGCCAGGCATCGACGGCAACGCCCAAGTCCGGCGCTCTCATTGATGGGGGAAGGGAAGCCTCAGGATCATCGGGCACAAAGAAAGCGCCGAAGCGCCGATCATTGCGTTCAGTCCAGGGTATTGACCGGGTCTTCTCCACCTCCGAGCTGATGAAAAGTGAGAACTTCGTCTGGCTCATCACGTGTTCTTTGTTGCGCTGACACCACTCAAGGAACAAGGCGTAGAGGTCCGTTGAAAGGCATACGCCCCAAAGCCCGCGACCCAGTTCGCCATACCGCCAAAGGTACAGAAACGTTTGCCACCCGGCCCGACTGAGCGCAACAAGCCGCTCGCGTGACGCAGTGCTAGGCGGGCGGGTGCGTTCATTGAAGTCCCCCAGATCCACACGTAGCAGCCAGCCGTAGAGCGCGGCGACACCGCCATTCTCCAGCTCGCGGCCGATGGCTTTCTGTCGGGCGACCGGCAAGGTTTCCATCGGCCACATCACCAACATTCGCCGGTCACTGTCGCTGATCGGCCACGGCAGGATCTCGTTGCTGAGGAACACCGCGTTCATGTGGTTGGCCTCCTCCCAGCCGTTGATGAACTTCGACTCCATGCGTACGGTCTTGCCGGTGACCAGGTGCTTGATCTTGCCGACCTGGTTGTAACGCTGATCGCGGCTGACCACCTCTTCGAACACGGCCCACATCTTCCTGCTTTGCCAAGCGTTGAAGTTGCTCTCCAACTGGGTCTGGCCAACTGTCGCGGCGTACTGCCCGTAAAGCGCGCCGAAGGTGTCGGCGAACAACAGGCTTTTGCCCGAGCCTTCCATGGTGGAGTGCATCAAAACCGCGGTATCCATCTTGGCCCCGAGGTGTTGCAACGGGTATGCAAGCCACCGAGTCAGCCACAGTGCAGCAGCCTCATCATGGTTGCAGAGGAATGAGATCAGCCAGCGCAGGTTGGCGCACGCCGCGTCGTCGTTGACCGGCTCCAATGGCAGGCCGTCAAAGGTGTTGATGTATATGCTGGGGTCTTTGGTCATGGTCGGGTCGAAGACAATGTTTTCGACGTCCACCACCCGCCGCTCGCTGCTGTTCAACCAGAGCGCATAGGTGTCGCCCAAGGCCATCTTCACGGCCCCCTCGGCGATACGGCGTTTCTTCTCTCGATCCCAAACGTCTTTGGTGCCGTCGATGTACACGTACCGTTCCGTGGGGCGCATACCCAGCGCACCACCCTTCTTGCCGGCCATTTTGCGTGCCTGCTCGATGTCTTTCACCTGATCGTCTGCGATCAGCTTCTTGTCGGTGGCATCAAGCCAAAGCTTGGCGATGGGTTTGCCCACACGCGCTTCAAAGGCCGACTTCTTCATCACCCGGGACTTGTCGAAGTCCCACACATGCGTCGTGCCCTCGACCAGCGCAAAACGGCGCAGCACCTGCTCGATGGTCAGCTCCTCCCCCGCCCCCCCGTCAGGTGCAGAAGCCGCCTCGCTTGGCACGTCCGGTGCGGCTGCATCTGGCGTGTCGCTACCCTCAGTTGGGGCCGGGGGAAGATCGCTTGCGCTGGGTCGGGTCGATTGCATGCCGAGCATGCGCGCCGCGTCCTTGACCGCCTTGGATTGATCACCCCCGTGCTCCAGCAAGCAGAACACTTCAAATGCATCGTTTTGGTGACCGTTGGCCAACGGATCAGCCGCATGGTGCGAATACACCTTGCCTTCATCCACGGTGATCCCAGGCAGTCCGGTACTACTCTGTGGATACAGCCATTTACTCCCGCGCTGGGTATAGCCGTGGTTGCGCAAGATCTCTTCGACATCGTGGCAGTTGTTGAACTCGTCGATCACAGAAGGACGATTACCCGCCACAGGGGCGCGCTTCGGTTTCGGCTTTTGTTTGCCAGCAGGCTTGGCGTCCTTCGGCAACCATGGGCACGCAGCCTCCGCTCCCCGCTTGAAGACGTCCCAGTTGTTCCAGACATTCAGCAGGTCGCCGATCAGAACCGGAAGCCCCGAAGCATCAGGCGGCGTGCGCCAGGTATATGGCTGGCCGGTGCCTGGATGAATGGAGGGAGGCAGTACGTCCTGCACCAATCCTGCACGCAATTCAAACACCGTGAACCGCTTGTACTGCTCGGCATCTGCTCGATACAAGGCCTCTCTGGCCGTATCGCCCGCCTCCCGAGCGGCGTTTGCCTTCAGCATGATTGACTTGTGCTTTGACCCGTCCGGGTCGTTTTCATTGGGCCAAGAAAGCGAGTGCCGCGTCAGCTCCAGCCCTTCTGGGACCTGGAACAGGACCCGAAACCGCAGTGGGTTGCCGACGACAGTCGGGAAAGCCAGGGCAAGCGCATCCAGATCAACGCCCAATAGTTCGTACAGGACGAATCGTGTCCACTGGACATCGTCGACGTCCAGCGAACACACCCGACTCGGCCCCAGCACGACACCGAGGTTATGGTTTGGATTTTTCGTCCAGAACGCCTCGGCCTTGGCAGGATCAACGATGTACTTGCCGGGCTGATTCCAGCCCTTGCCCTTTGGGCCTTTTTCGCCCGGTTGAATCGGTACTAACGCAAAATTGAATGTCTCGCAGTAGCGGCGTGCCCAAGCAGAAAGCGGTGTTGGACGATCACTCATCTACGCTGCTCCCGCAGCGACTGACAGTGAATGCACGTTTCGCAGCCAACAATGGCAGCACGGCGTGGCTCAGGGATCGGGTCGTCGCAGTCTTCACAAAACTGCGCGCTGACCATGCTGGTCGGGATGCGGCGATGTCGAAACAGAGCAACATCCAGTAGGTACTGCGTCTGTTCTGTGGCGCGGTCGATATCGTCAGCCATTGGCACGATCCTCCATCGCCAGACGAGCGCCGGCCATGATGCCCAGCACCGCACGAATGATGTCGTTGCCCTGCTTTTCCAGCAGAGCAACTTCGTGCAACTCCCATACCCCATCGGCAGCGCCGTTGTGCATGCCTGACACGAACTCGCCCGTTTCGGTCAGCAGCTTGCCAACCGACTTGAGCGCATCTTGTGTGGCAGCGACCGGCTCCGGCTGATACCAGACGGCTGATGCAGGACGCATCAAGGCATCGAGCAATAGCGGGCTGCCAGTTAGCCGGACGATGTCTTCCAGTTCGTCAGGATTGAGCCAGCGCCGCTCTTCATCAAGCTTCAGCTTTTTCTGGAGGGTGTCGTTGTCCAACACCATATCGTGGGCAAGGGCAGTAACCCCGCCCTTGTAGTCGCGTCCGGCGCGGTAAAGCGCCTGGCGCAACGAAAGCACCTGACCAGCGTCAGGCAAAAGATCCGTGCGACTCATAACCGTAAAATCCCCGTTTACGGTGTAGCCATAGGCAGGGGCACGCCCTATCCTACGACCACGACCGATGTGCTGTGCTAAACGTGCTGTGCGGCACGGTTCATCGTTCTAGCCAACCAGGCGATTCTTGTGGTGAGAGGGCCTGATCAGCGGAGTCGGCAGTGTTTTGCACTGCCGTTGCCGGGTCGGGGGAATCTTGTGGTGAGAGGTCCCCGGCCCTGCTACTTTTTATGCGGCTTCGGAACCGCGAAGGTAAGCCCAGTCGATGTCCGGGCGCAGCACCTCGCATACAACGTCGCCTTTCGACTCTCTTTCAATGTTCACTGCAAGAGCGGCACTGGCCCGGCGATTACAGTAAGCAACTTGTCTGAGCTGTCCGGCAGACGTCCCGCAACGCTGGGCAAATGCTTCTAGGTCAGGTTTATTCAAAGCCTTCAAATATTCGTGCAAGGTCATATGCACCTCCGTTCAAGGTGCTCAGATTAGCAATTGCTAATCGATACAGCAATAGCAAACCGTAATTTACTGTTTGCTAACGGAAAGCGATCATGGGGTATGGATATCTATAAGCAGCGAATCAGCGCTCTGCGCGCCGCCATGGCGGGGCTCAGCCAAAAAGACTTTGCAAACCAACATGGGTTGGACGCATCGTATTTGTCTCAGCTTTTAAATGGTCATCGGAAGCTCGGCGAGAAAGCAGCTGCAACCCTCGAAGAGAAGATCAACCTGCATCCAGGGAGCTTGGTGAACCCACAGGTAATGAGCGATTCCGAGCTGACTGAAGCCGTGATGCTCGACACCCCACCCATTGATAGTCGAACGCTGATGCAGTCGCTCGGGTTCATTACCATCCCCCACCTCAACGTGGCGGCGTCCATGGGGTCCGGCAATGTTCCACCCGAATCCCACATTGAAGTGATCAGAGACATTACTGTCCATCTCGACTGGCTCAAGACCCAAGGGTTGGCCTTCTCCAGGATCGAGAACCTGGCCATTATCACCGGCGATGGCGACAGCATGGACGGTACGTTTCGCGACGGCGACTCCCTGCTCGTTGACCGGGGAATTACCGAGATCAGAACTGACGCAGTTTACGTATTCACACTGGACGGGGACCTGTACATAAAACGGCTGCAGCGCATGACTGGCGGGTCCTTGCGGATGATCTCGGACAACCCTTTGTATCCTGCAATAATCATTGAAGGGGCAGACCTGACAAAGGTCCACATTCAAGCCCGAGTGCTCCTTGTGTGGAATGCCAAGAAGCTGTAGACCTCACGCCAATCGAAGCCCGCAATAGCGGGCTTTTTTATGCCTGCCCGGAATGGAGTACAGATGTACTCCATTTATTCTTGCGGAAAGACCCTCTGCGAAATACTGTATGCATATACACAAAAAGCCAAGAAGGACCCAATGGCTAGAGCTGCATGCAAGCCGGCAGTACCGATGTCTCCCGCAGAAATTCTCGCGGCTCGACTTCAAACCATTATTGGCTCCCAATCCGCTCAGCAAGCTCGTTCTGCGGTTATCTACAAAAACCCTGATGAGGATCAGCGGCACTGGGATCAGATCATGGCGGCGATAAATGAAACAGAAGGCGTCTACGTAAAAATCCTATCTGACGGGGTCGCACGAATATCTTGGTATCTACCCGAAACCCTACATCGTCCAGAAGGGAGTAAGCGGAGCACCAAAATCGGCCACTAATTTAGCAATTGCTATTGCATAGATATTTAGCTTTTGCTAATTTGTCTCGTACCCCTCTCACCACAGAGTACGAGCCATGCAAACGACACAGCGAAACACCCGCTGCCCGGTGTATCTCCACCCGGCAGCGGCCTCCAACCGCGAATCTATCGCCACCATTCAGCGCCAAACCGGCCTGCTGTTGATCGTCCAGCCAAAAAGCAGCACCGCGAAAGCAGCACCTGCACCGACAGCCGATGACTTCGGTCCATGGGGAGGTGACGCGGCATGAATAGCCCCCACCAAGACACCATTCTCCAGATCCTGACGACGGTCATGATGGTCAACGCCCAAGGAAAGCTCGAAGGCTTTTTCGATTACGCCGGTCATGTGCGGCGGATTGATGTGCGCTTCTATGACATAGGGGCGTTCGATGTTCCTGGCACCATTCAAAAGGCTCTGCACAATCGGCACGTTTGGCTGGAAAGAGAATTCTATGCACTGGATTCGGCAGATGACGGGGAAGGTGTGGGTGAACCCATCGCGGCCTCACTGATCGGCCTGCTGGAGTTCGTCCAAAGCCTGCTGCAACCAGCCGAAGAATCGGAAGCGGGGCAAACAGCATGAAGCAGATCCTGATCGGCCTTACCGGCCCTGCCCGCTCCGGGAAAACCACCGCCGCCCACCACCTGACCCACGAACACGGGTTTGAGTGCTACGCATTCGCCGACCCGTTACGCGACGGCATCATGGCCATATTCAACCTCAGTCCTGAAGACCTTGAAGGCGACAAGAAAGAGCAGCCCATCGACTGGCTGGGCCGCTCACCTCGCCAGTTGATGCAACTGCTCGGCACCGAGTGGGGCCGTCACATGATCAGCGCCAACCTTTGGATCGACCTCGCCGAACAGAACCTTGATTGCCTCAGTGCGGTTTTCGATGGCGTGCCGGGCTTTGTGGTGAGCGATGTCCGCTTTGAAAACGAGGCCGACTTCATCCGCAAACGCGGCGGGACCGTCATTCATTTGTCCAGATCCGACGCAGCGGAAGTGAATCCCCACATCAGCGAAGCGGGTGTGTCAGTCCATCCGGACGACCTGGTCCTTACCAACGACAGCAGTCTTCAAGAACTGTATGGGGCACTGGACGAGTTGTATCGCGCCATCCGCTCACGCGGTTTGCTGGCTGTGGCCTGAGGCATTCCTCATGAACAGAACCCTAGACGCTACAGCAGCGATTCTTGGCATGAAGCCAAGGGCATTTCGAACGAAGTTGCGCGAAATCGGCGTGCTGACCCAGGCAGGCGAGCTTGCCCCCAAGCACCGCGACCAAGGCTACCTGTACGAAGATTCGCGCAGCCGCTGGAACAAGAACATTCACGCCTACAGCCACTATGCAGTGGTGATGGTCAAGGAGGCGGGTGTTACCTGGCTTTCGGACCTGCTTGGAATCACCACCACGAATAAGGACGCCGCAGCATGACTTTGAACGCAATTACTCACGCCGTAGGCGCGCTGAAACTGGTTCCTATGCACTTGAACCACCCAACCATCGTCAGTCGCTCGACATTGATCGGAGCGACGTCAGAGGCACTCAGCATGCTGGATGGTTTGCCGCCTGTCACCGCCGAACTGGCGGAAGTTTTTCGGATGGTCGATGCCGTTTTGCTTGAAGGCCAGGTCGCGTATGTCACCCCAACACGCTGCCCAGAGCGTCCATACGGCGCTGTGGTGGCAGATTCAAAGGGACGCCTGTGCGCGACTGCAACCGGCAAATCGAAAGAGGGTCTCGCGGAGATGATTCGCCTTCAGTTGGTGCCCCAAAAGGAGGGGCACGGGGAGGATCCTGCGTGAGTGAGACGTTAAGTCAGCTCCGGGAAGAGTTCGCCACACCCTGCCCCACGCTGAGCACTGTGCGAGAGCGGTATTTCTCGCACATATCGAGTGATCGCTACCTGCTCCGCAAGATCAACGCTGGCCGCATCAACCTCAAGGTGACTCGGCTGGGTGGATCGAATAAGGGCCAGCCAGTGGTCTACCTACACGACCTCGCGGCCTATCTCGATGCACAGGCCAAGTTGAAAGCGGCCTGATTCAAAGGTGGTCACTGCCTTCCAGTGACAACAACCAGAGGCACAGGACATGAAACCCACGGACACAGCCGAGTTCATCGGCGAACTCAACGCAGGCGTCTTCGCGAACCAGATCGGCCATGCGCTCTCCGAGGTTGCTGCAGGCGTCGTCGACAACAAAAAGGTCGGCACCGTGACGCTCACGTTTTCGCTCAAACAAATAGCTGACAGCCACCAGGTCACCGTCAACCACAAGCTGGCCTACAAAGTGCCGACCAAGCGCGGCAGCCGCACCGAGGACACCACCCTCGATACGCCGATGTACGTCGGCGAAGGCGGTCGGCTGACGCTGTTCCCTGAAACACCTGCGGCAGACCAGATGTTTGATCGCAACGCCGCACCCGTCCCTGCCAGATCGTAAATCAACCCTTTTCCATACCTCTCACCACAGCAGGAAATGATTCATGGAAGCCAAAGCAATTCAGTTGATCCAAGACACCGCCGTAATCGCAAACGCCAAGGCGCTGGACACCTTCACACCTTCAATCGCCCTACCCGCGACCGTGAATGTCGTCAGCTTGGAGAAGTTTCAGCAGACTCGCAGCCGGTTTCGAGGCGTGCTTGAAACCTCGTCGTTGAAGGACTTCAGCGAATACGTGCTGAACCAGGCAGATGGCAACACATCGGGCTTCGTTGATAGCGACGACATGACGTGCACAGTCTTTTTTAACCTCGGCAATCAGGACAACCCTGGACACGGAGACTTTCGCGCCAAGCTCACCCTGAAGAAGACTGCTGCATTTATCGCTTTGGAGCGCGCAGCCGGGTCCAAGCACACTCAAAAAGAGCTGAGCGACTTTATTGAAGACTGGGCACCGAACCTGACAGCGCTCACGCCCGACGGTGCCGATATCGATCTGCGCCGCGCAGCTGGTGCAATTCGATCAATCACCATCGAGCAGGCCCGCAAAAGCGAACACATCGTCGGCGACATGAGCGCATCCCGCTCGGCAATGGATCAGATCGAAGCCAAATCGGCAGACGGCCTTCCCGCTGAGCTGCTGTTCAGCGTGATCCCTTACGAAGGCCTGCAGGCTCAGACCATCCAGTTGCGCGTTGCGGTCCTCACTGGAGGCGACCAGCCCGTGCTTCGTCTGCGCTGGATCGGCGAGGCTCAGCTGCGCGAAAACCTTGCGCAAGAATTCAAACAGGTCGTAGCAAAAGAAGTGGGCGAAGCAACCGACCTCACCATCGGCAGCTTCACCCTGGCATAACCAGCACGCGTCAGTCCGTCGCCGTCCTCTCACCACCGATCCGGCGACGGGCTCTTTCCCAAGGACACAGCACATGCAAGCACAGCACATCATCACTCTGGTCGGCCTGGCGGCCTGCTTTCTGCTCCTCACCGTCTTCATACGGAGAGCAATCAAGCGGGCATTACGCAGGTCGTACTGGGCAGGAAAATACGCAGGTATCGCCGACAGCAGCGCACGTATGGACGCATTGAATGCAGACATAGCAATGCTTGCACGCCGGCGCGATAGGGACCGCAAGGGGTTCCTGCACACCATCGAACTCAAGAGCCTCACCATCAAGCAACTTGAACATCAGTTGAAAACTGGCAGCACAGGATCACTTACCAAAGCCGACCTCCAGGTGCTGTCAGATACAGCGATCACTTTGGGCTTGGCTCATAAAACGTGGACCCCAATCAAAGGAACAGAGCCATGGCGTGCGCGCGCAGCAATGCAACTTGAGCAACTGAACAGCATTGTGCTGCGAATCCTTGGCGAGATTCGCATCAGCGACAGATCGGCAGAAAACCACGCTGATGCGGAGGAAGCAGCATGACTTCACTCACTCGCCCGCCATTTGATTTCAAAACTCAATACAGCCTGGGGTTTAACGCGCAAGACGACGAGATTGTTGTCGACTATTTCTGTGGGGGCGGTGGTGCTGGTACTGGGCTGGAAATGGGCCTCGGCCGGAAAGTCAGCGTGGCCAAAAACCACAGCGCTGCAGCCATCAGTATGCACACCGTCAACCACCCGGGCGCGAAGCACTTCACCACCGACGTGTTCGACGGCGATCCAGATACGGAATGCGGCGGCAAGGCCGTGGGCTGGTTCCACATGAGCCCAGATTGCACCCACCACAGCCAGGCAGCCGGTGGCCAGCCGCGTAAACGTGAGATCCGCAACCTGTCCTGGATCGGCTTGAAGTGGGCAGGCAAGAAGAAGCCCCGCGTCATCAGTCTGGAGAACGTGAAGCAGATCCTGCAATGGGGACCGCTTGTTGCAAAACGAGACCCGGCCACAGGCCGGGCGATCAAGCTGGTCACAGTTCTGGGCACCAGTGGCAAATCGAAGGTGCAGCACACTGTTGCCACACCTGGTGAAGTCGTTCCGGTCGATCAGCAATTTCTGGTGCCAGACCCAGCGCGGCGTGGCCAGACATGGGCCGTGTTCGTGGCCGAACTGCAACGACTGGGCTATACCGTCGAGTGGCGTGTGATCCGGGCCTGCGACTTCGGCGCACCCACCAGCCGGGAACGACTGTTCATGATCGCCCGCTGCGATGGCGAGCCTATCGTATGGCCAGAACCAACCCACGCCAAGCGTCCTGCCAAAGGCCAGAAACCTTGGAAGACTGCCGCCGAATGCATCGACTTTACAGACCTGGGGAAAAGCATATTCGGACGCAAGAAAGACCTGGCTCCAGCCACCCTGCGCCGAGTCGCGAAAGGTATGAAAAAGTTCGTCATCGATACCCCGGCCCCGTTTATAGTCCCGATTGCAAACTGGTCAGGCGAGACGGTGCAATCGGCCAACGAGCCGCTGCGCACGGTCACGTCATATCCAAAGGGCGGCGCGTTCTCTGTGGTCAGCCCGGTTATCGCACCGGCAACCCACCAAGGCAGCGACCGCATCAACGATCCACTGGAGCCATTGCCGACAATCACCTGCGCCAACCGTGGCGAACTGACGCTGATCAGCCCCACCCTTATCCAGTCAGGTTATGGCGAGCGCAGTGGGCAGCTACCTCGCGTGCCAAGGATAGACCAGCCGCTGGGCACAGTTGTAGCTGGCGGCGTGAAACATGCGGTCGTCTCCGCATTCATGGCTCAGATGAACGGCGGCTTCAACACCACCCACGGCAAAGGTGCAGACGAGCCGATGACGACAGTCACCAACACTGGAAGCCAGCAGCAACTGGTGACAGCAACTCTGATCACCAACACCACTGGCCACGGCCCGACAGATCTGGACGATCCAGTGCCCACAGTGACGACTGGGCAGCACCATGCCCTTGTAGCAGCAAGTCTGGTTCATCTGCGGGGCAACTGTGATGCGCGGGATTTGTTAGATCCGCTGCACACCATCAGCGCCGGCGGGCAGCATCACGGGCTGGTCACTGCATTCATGGAGCGCCAGTTTGGAGCGAGTATCGGTCAGGCATTGGACGAACCAGCTCCGACGGTAACGGCAGGTGGCGGCGGCAAAAGCTCTGTTGTTTCATTCATGCTGTCACCGGAACACGAGGAAGGCGCTCTGCGTGTCGCTGCTTTCCTGATCAGCTATTACGGGACAGAGAACGTCAGCGGCGCAGGAGAGCCAGCACCAACGATCACGACCAAGGATCGCCTGGCGCTGGTCACCGTGATGGTCAAGGGCACGCCATACGTGATCGTCGACATCTGCCTGCGAATGCTGAAACCGCCAGAGCTGTACAAGGCTCAGGGCTTCCCTGCCGGCTACATCATTACCCACGGCGCAGACGGCAAACCGTTCACAAAGACCAAGCGAGTAAACATGTGCGGAAACAGCGTCAGCCCTCCTCCGATGGCCGCACTTGCCAAAGCAAACGACCCATGGCGGCAGATCGAACTCTGCAGGGAGGCAGCATGAGCCGCACCGGAGCGCGTGACAAAGCACGTAGGCAGCTTACCGAAACACTGACTTTATTGACTCAGGCCGTCTCACTACTGAGCAAATCGCGGGTGGTGTTGAAGCGTTCGCGGTCTGCAGATGCTGCCGAGTGCTTGGCAATGATCGAATCATTTTGCAGCTGTCCGTTGCCCACACAACCCAACCAGCACCCTGACAACCTGGCCGTCGACCGGTTTGCTACTGCGATGAAAACCAAGCTTGCCGAGGGTCGCGCCAAAGGTCGGGACAGTTGGGGCGAGCCGTGGGTGAAAGATGAGCAGCTTGCAGAGCAACTGGTTGAGCACTTGCCGAAGGGTAACCTTGGCAACTTTGAAGACATCGCCAACTTCGCAATGATGCTGCATCAGCGTGGTGCCGATCCGCATGCACTGACTCTGGCTTTCAACGCTACCCAGAGCGGCCCAGATAAATGACTCTCCAACGCATACCAGCAATGCCAGAGGAAAACAGTATGGCAGCAGCCCAGAACATAGATCGCCTTTTGCGTCTTGACGAGGTACTTCACACCACGGGCCTCGGTCGGAACACCGTCTATCGAAGAATCAGGGAAGGCACCTTTCCGAAACAGGTTAGAATAGGCCCTAACTCAGTTGCCTGGCGGCAGTCAGAAATCGCTCGATGGATCACAGATCTGTCACCCAGCAACGACTAACCAGTACATTGATTAGTACATTAAAAACGCGGTCCAGCCTAGGGGCCGCGTAATTCAAGAACTACAGGTCATAAATTGGAAATCTTCAAAGAATTTACATTCGAGTCAGCACATCTTCTCCCCCACGTTCCGGCGGGGCATAAGTGTGGACGTCTGCACGGGCATTCGTTTCGTGTCGGCATTCATCTGGCTGGCAAGGTCGATCCTCATACAGGCTGGATCCGGGACTTCTCGGAAATCAAAGCTATTTTCAAACCGCTGTACGAGCGTCTTGATCAT